AACATATCCTCCTTGCAATCTACCTTGTTGACCTTTTGTGAAACTTCTATTTCCTGAAGTTATATAAATACTCATTCCACTTTTGTATGCTGAACATGAACCTCCTCCACTTGGTCTTGGTGCAGGTGAACCTCCACTTGGTCTTGGTGCAGGTGGAACTGGTGTTGGCGGTGGTGGAGGAGGTGGTGGTGGAGGTGGTACAGGTACTTTTCTATATTTAGTTACCTGAATTTCGTATGTACACTTATCATCCACAGTTGCTAATTTGTTATAGTTTTTAGCCTTTGGGTCTCTACATCCTCTTACTGCCGGTTTTTTCTCTGTTGGAGATTCTGCATAAAACTCTCCATCGGATTTAACTGTTCTTAATATCTTTTCAACTTTATCTAAAGTTTCTTGTTGACCTCTTGTTCTAATTGTTTTTTGAAAATCTTGATTTGGTAAATGATAATCTACACAATTTTCCGCAATATCACACAATTGTTTTATTATTCCATTACTATTAAAGTTTACACCAAATTGCTCACCAGTTGGTTTACCGAATGTTGATTGTTCTTTAATATTAAAAAATCTATTATTTCTAAAGTTATCCATTGATTTATCAAAAGACAATTTTATTAAACTTAAAAATCTTTCAAAGTTATCAATTTTGAATTCTTTTTCTATTAATTTAATATAGTTTTTACCATCTGCAACTTTACCTCTGAGTTGTAACATTTTAGTTACAATACTAGCTACATCGAATTGTTCAGAAAACTCATCTAAGAATAAAACAATATCTGCAAAGAAATCATCTCCACTAGTAAATGTATTATATCTTGAATCTAAATCTGTATTTGGTTTTCCAGTCGATTCATCTATTACTGGTAAAACTCTAACTTCTGTTCTAGATGGTGATATTTCATGTATCCACGCTCTATCAAACATTCTATCTTCAGAACCCAATCTTCTGTTTAGTAAAGCAACCGATGTCTTAAATACACCTTGTGAATATCCAGCTTCTTTAATTAATTTCTCAACATCTATGAAAAATTCTTCTGCGTTATTTCTTTTTAGATTAAACTTTGTTTTATCAGCTTTACTAAAATATTTTTTAATATTAACATCTGTATATGAAATATATCTTACAGGTTTCCCATTTGAAGATTCTTGTGGTAGGGCATTATCATTTGAATCATATACTATGAATTCAATTAAATCACCAACATCGAGACCAAAGATACCTCTACGAACTTCTCTTTCGAAAATTTCTCTATCTTTTTTATCAACTCGATAACCTTTTTTCTCTTCTATGTTTTTGAAATCCTTCATTTATTATCGTTTGTTCTTTCTTATTGTAAAACTCATTGAATCACCACTAGCAGTACTACCATCATCATATCTGATTGATATTGTAAAGTTTCCTCTATAATCTTTAGCTGAGTTAAACATATTACTTTTATCTGGTTCAGGTTGATTTCTACCACCAATTTTTTTATTCATGTACAGTTTAACATCGGTTTTAGAACCTTTTGCAATATTAATACTTTGTGATGTTTTTGGTTTACCATTATCACTTCCAAATCCTAATGGGCCATAACTAGATAAACCACCACTTACTCTTATACTTACTTGAGTAATTTTAGCACCACTATCTTTTAAGTTTTGTATTGTTACTGACCCAACTTTACCTGGTTTTGGATTATCCACCGAAGTTGTCCATCCAATATCATATCCATTTGATGGTGTATCTGCCTTTACTCCATAATAAGATTCACCATCACTTAATGGTTCTAATCCAGCCGCTGCCGCCGCTGTTTCTGCAGCCTGACCCGATAATTGTGATTCTAATGCCTTCTGTTGGTTCTCTAAAGCCAATCGTTGAGCTTCGGCCGCCTGTGCCGCCGCTTCCCTTTGTGCCGATGCGGCCTCTGTTTGTACTTTTAGTGATTCAACCCCAGCCGCAACCTGTCCTTCTAAACCAGATACAATCTTTCTTAATGAAAGAAGTTCTTGTCTTAATACATCTTTTTGAGCAACCAAACCTTCTACTTGTGCATTTAATCTAACTCTTTCGTTTGCTTCTTTAGTTGATTTTATAATAGCAACTGTAAGTTTAGATGCCACTTCTTTATATCTATCAGTTGATTGTTGTAATTGATTATCCACTATAGCTTTAGTAACTTGTATTGCATCTACTTCTACTAGAGCAGCTTGGAGTTCTGCAGATAATCTTGCATTTTCACCTTCCAATCTACTAATTTCTGTAATAGCTTCTGCTAACTCTAGAAGAGCTTCATCATACTTTTCTCTTAAATCATCATATACTTCTCTAGGAACTACATCTGGTCTTGGAGGGCCGGTGGGTTTTACTAATTCATCGATTACAGTATCAACTGCCTTTTTAAGTTGGTCCTCTTTGTATGACGGTTTTTCTATAAAAGAAGTAATTTCACCATCTCTATCACCCTTCGTATGGTCGTATGGTACATCTGAACCTGTTATTTGAGTTGGTGAACCATCTATAAAAGTATGAGTTTTAGATGTAGAATCTTCAGAGACTATGGCTCTCGAGCCACTCTTTACAAGTTCATCAAATCTAAATCTATTTTCTAAAGCCATTTTATCTTTCTACTGTAAACGTTAAATCTTTATCTGCAAAATATTCTATAACACCACTTCTTTCAGTTTTTACTTCAATATAATAATCTCTTTCCGTTTCAAAGTTTATAAGATTAAGGTTAAAGTAATTACCATTTGAATCACAAGATACTTTAGTATAATCACCAAATGGAAGAATTACTTCATCTGTTTGTATATCTTTTATTTGATAATACGTTGTAGATGGTAAAAAATATACATCTGTATAAGCATATTGATTTGAATAAGTTTTAAGAGGATATTTTTCTCTTCCAAAAACTCTTATCTGTGGTTTACTTCCTTTTTTATATTTTGTTTTTAATCTCTTAAATGTTACATGAATATCATCAGATGTGAGTTCTGTTAGTGAACCAGTAGAAAAAGATGAATCATCCCAACCTATTCTAAGTTTTGGTTGGTAAATTGTATTTGTCTCTTTGGAGAAAAACTTTAGTTGACCATAGTCATTTACATCATTCTCCAATGATGATGTATATTTTAGAATAAATCCTTCATTTGGTAAATCACCATTAATCCAAGTATCGAGAGTTCCTTTAACATCCATTGTAATATCAGATGTTTCATATGAAAATGATTGAGATGAAAAAGAACCAGTAAACCAAATACCACCTTTTCCATTAAAAGAGCCTGTTGTATCCGATGAATGATTTTCTTGACTCATCCAATCTTGTCCAGTTCTACAACTATCCCATGTTACACCATCTGTTGATATTTCATCAAATCTAGTTCCTATACCCACATCCCATGATTGAGATACTGCATATGCATAGATTGTATAATCTGTTGGTATTTCACTTGATTCACATTCTCTTAAAATAAGTTCAGCAGCACTTGCAGTTATTTCTCCACTTGATATTGATTGAGAAATTGAGTTAGTATCAAACTTTATCAATGAATGTGATATATCTTTAAGATTACCATAATATGTTTTTGATATCTCAAGTATCTCATCTCTTCCTGTGTTCTGAGATGGTTGTTGTAAGTAAATAGATGCATCTTTAGATGCTGTTACGAAATAATACATTATACAACCCTCCCTTTTATATCTTTACCAGGATACTTTAACTCAAATACAGATGGGTCTAATGATGGATAAACCATTTTACCTTTAGTTGCGTTACTAACGTTGTATTTGTGTTTAGAGTAAACCCCACCACATTTGTTAACTATTTCACATTTTGGTACAGATAAAACACCTTCTACTCCTGCAATTACTAATTCTAATTCAGAAATATTAATTGGTTGATTAAATGCCCAGTCATCAATATTAAAATATTTTTCTATTTCAGTTATACACTTTAACATCACTTCTCTCTTATTGTAAGAATTATAAACCATTATTTCAAAATCAACACCTACGTTTATTACAAACCCATCTAATAAGTTTATACCATCGGTTAATAATCTAAATTCTGATAAATATGTTTTAACATTTTCTTTAACTGCCTTATTTAGTGAAGTTAAATTTTTACTTGAATTATATCCAAGTAAATATAAGTTTATAGCAAAAGGATTATTTTTTTCCTCTTGTCCTGTTTTTCCAACTAAAAATCTTTGTAATTCTGTTTTGATTTCTGTTTCGTTCTTTCTTTCACCAGTATTTAGTTTCTGAACTAATCCTGCAAACTCTTCAAGAGAATCAGGATTATTTAGTATAGAACTTGGTGAATTATTATCCAACTCCCCATCTGGTGCACAGAATGCTTTTGCAACTCCACCAAACTTAGGAGGAAGTGCCAATGCTCTAACTTGATAATCTTTTCGTGTTACTGCTCTATTTTGTGAACCAAAGTGTGCAAGTGCGTTTTCTCTAATCTCATCAATAGTTTCCGAACCCCTACCACCACTAGCTGGTATTTCATTTTCTGCAGCTATTGAGTTCTTAACAGTTCCATACATTTGAAGTTCATCATCATCGAATAAAGATAAATCTTCATCGAATTCCATTTTAGTAATTCTTTTTATAGATGCTTTAGATACATTCGCCTCAACACCACCACCAACTAAATAACGAACAGTTAATGTTGTATTGGATGGAGCCTGACCATATGATTTTGATTTTAAGAAATTAGCAGGGTCAAATGATGCACCCAATCTATCTATTGAATTATTTAATCCCAGTCCTACATTCTTAAAGTTTGGTAAAAATGTTTCATCTGATGAGGTTGAGTTACCCGCTCCAAATACAATACTAGTTGTATTATTTGGATTTACTTGTCTAACGAATCTACGAGATGTTTTGGTTACTCTTAATATACTAGGTACTGAATCCTTAAACTGTGCCAAATCACCATCAAACTGAGATGTATTTGGGTAATCAGTATAAACCATTTCTTGAGCAAGATAAGGAACTTCATACCATTTGTTTCCATTTGAGTCTCTTACATCATATATTTGTATAATGTTAGTATCTACCAATTCTATTTTATCAAATTGTTTAGGTGAACCAAACTCTATGTTAACTTCTTTTTCTTCTGCTGATATTGCATTAACAAATTTTCTTATTAAATAAAAAGTAGGTTCTTGTAATGAATTTCTTTCATACACAGAAACTTCTCTTTCATAATCATCGTTGAAGTCAACAAGTTCTGTTGTTCTAAATATAACTCCTGTATCGGATGTAAGCTCCATTCCCTCTTTTACTCTAAGTAAATATCCTTCATCTAATTCGAATCTATTATCACCTTCATATAGATTACCACTTGCTCTCCTTTTACTTGGAGTAAGTTGATAAACAGCAACTTTAGTTAATGCAGGTGAAGTAACTTTTGGTTTATATCCTAGGAAATTTGCCAAAGCAACAACATTATCTTTATCCTCTGCTGTGTGTATCATTGATTCTTTTAATGTATCATCAATGTAATATCCAAGAACATCTCCTAAGTAAGATGCCATTTCTATGAACATCATACCTGGTGAAGATTCATTAAAATCAGAATACGTTGTAGGGAAATATGTTTTGGCGTATTCGATTAAGTTATTTCTAAACTCACCAAAATCTTTATTAAGATACTGAATGTTCTTTCCTAAATTTTTTCTATTTGTACTGTTTAATGCCATAATCCTATTCCGCTATTTCTAATGAGACTTGATTAGTATCAATTGATTCACCAACTCTAAAAGTTAGATTCAATGTTGCTCTATGTCTATCTTTCATCTCATCAGTCATATCTATTTCTATTTCTTCAATCGTAACATAAGGTAACCAAAAATTTACAGAGTTTGTTATCTCCTTTTGAACTGATGTTTCAAATTCAGTTGTCATTGGTTCAAATAATAACTCATGTAGACCTGTACCAAATTCTGGTTGCATGATTCGTTCACCTTTTCTTGTTGATAAAAGATTTCTAATGTTAGCCGAAGCAGCATCTACCAAGTTAAACGTTGACTTAAAAAGATTCGCACCCAGTCTAATAGGATAATCTAAACCATAGGCATGATTATCAAAATCAGAATCAGTATCTTTTACAATACGTTTTGGTAAAACATATGACATTATTTATCTCCTATTATCTCTTAAACTTTTTTACTAATGCCGAATTATCTCTATTTAGAATTCTATCTAAACCAGGTAATCCAGTCTGAACTCCCAATCCACCTTGTTTACTTCCTTGGGTTGGTAAATTTCCATATCCCATTTTGGCAGCCATTGAATGTTGCAGGTTCGGTGGTACACCTCCTCCCATTGCAACATCTGTTGAATCAAAATTAACCGTTTTATCTAATCCTTCATTTACTGGTTGTTGTGGTAAATTATCTAATACAGATTTTGCTCCACCTCCACCACTTCTTTGTTCTTTTGTAAACGGTTTTGTATTATTTAATACCTCATTTATTTTTTCATTTCTAGTGAATTTTTTCTGAGGTGTTTTTTCTCTTTCTTTTTTTAGAATCTCATCTACTTTTGTAAATGGGTCTACTTCTTCTGATATGGTAGATAAAGATAAATCTTCTTTATTACTCATATTGTTTATTCTACGAGAAACCTCTTCCTCTAATATTTTAGGAAAAGTTTTCGTTAAGAATGCCTCATGCTTTTTAGCAACTTCGGCCTCTACGATAGTTTTTATTACTTTTACTAGTTTTTTTGAATCCATTGTCAATTGTTTTCATTTATCTTAATATAAATATATTAATTTAGTTTTTATAGATTTTAAGTACAGTCATTACAACATAACTTTCTTTCTTTTTCTAATTCTCTCTGTAATTCGAATAAGTTTTTAGCAAATTGTTCATTTGCATTTGGTTGAGTACTAGCAATACTTCCAATGGCTTGTATGGCTTGAGAATAAAATCTATCCATACCTAATTGGTCTTTTTTAATTTCTGATTCTAAAATCATATCTGCCTTTTCTAATATATTATCACTAGTCCCTAACTTCTCTCTCAATTCATCATCAACAACATCCGATGGATACGAAGTATCTAATCCTAATTTATTAAGTGGGTGTCCTAATTTATTAGCATCCTTTTCAGCTTCTGATTTGAATCCTATTCTAGTTTTGTCTCGTATATCAAAATCTGTGTTTGCGTTTTCTAATGGCCCTTTAACATCATTATTATTTGTATTTGGAGCATCAGTTGAACTGTTTTGAGATTTAGTTATACCAAACATAGGAACATCAGGAATATTATAAGCCTGCCAATTAACTACACCAGGTGCAGGTATTGGTGATGGTGCCGATGGATATAAAGAAGTTGTCATAAACATTCCTTGAATAGTAAATAAATGTATTTTAGCAAACATTGCAAATGCACTTAAGAATGTGAGACAGGAAGTGGTTGGTACTTCAAATGGAACACTAGGCCATGTACCAGGATTTGTAACCATACCCGATTGCATAAAAAGATTTTGAATTGAACCAGGTGCTGGGATTGGGTATGTTGGAAATGGCATCATAGTTGCACCAGTCCAATATCCCTTTACGGCAGTACCAATATCTTTTATAAATGCATGACCACTTGGTGTGGTAGCGGTTAAGGCCGACATATGACTAAGATTCATTAGAGAGGTCATTAAGGGTATATTTCCCGCCATAACTGGTTCTTTACCAATCATAACACCACCTCTTCTCATACATGAATCATACTCAGTAACAAACTTAACAGCATATTGAGCTGGTGCGTTTATTGCCAGAGGGTTGTTCATGTACAATAACATATTTACTTTGAACAAAGTCCACGACATAATCTACTCCGTAAAGTTTTTAGTTGATTTCGCATCTTTAAGTTGCGATTTTATTTGATTGAATACTGCTTTATTAAGTGGTGCAGGTGCAGTTGGGCCACATGGAGTTTTGAATACTTGTAGATTTATTGCATCTATAAGTTGTTCCAATAAATCAACTAGTTTAGCACCTCTAATCAAAGGTTCTTTTTGTCCTGTTCCACCATTACCGCTATCATCTGTATTTAATCTTATTTGGCCATCACCAGTTCCTACAAAGAAGGTACTGTTATTTCTATCCATTGTTAGATTAACATTTCCTCCAAAGTCTAATTCAGCACCAGCTTCTCCATTATCAATCTTAAATATACCATCTGATATAAATCCATAATCTCCTTTGGAAAAAAATAACATCTCTGCAGCTTTAGATGATATAACAATTCTTTCTGAATTGATTAGTATTTGGTCATTACCTTCGTAATCTGGTAGTTCGTGTTTTATTGGATTTGTTTGAAAGTTAGAGTTACCCTTTTCATCAACAGTACCAGGTTGAAATGGAATTCTATACTTATCACCACCCATTAAAATTATAGAACCGTCT